ATGGGCGAGAATGTTTCACCAATCTGCAAAGGTCTCTGGCCATAGAAGAATCGACTCTGCACCGGGCTTGTGGTCTGATACTGAGCAGGCACACCTGCCATGAATTGGCCAGGATTCACACCAGGTAGATTCACCCGACCCACTGTGCCAAATTCAACAGGACCAATGGGACCATATGATGGAACATCCAACTTGGGTGGTGTAAGCACACCATTGATCAAGGTCCAACCTGCTGCAATCTTGGCCAGATCAGCAGCAGTCAAAGTTTCAGCTACAGCCTTGCCATAATCCGCAATAGCTCCGGGCAATGTGGCTGGTGGAGGATTGGTATAATTGGGATTGGGTGTGGCCACTGCATCTACAACTGGAGGCAAACCGGCACCGCCCGGTCCGGGCCCTGGGCCTATTTCACCAAATGATTGCGCTGCTTCTCGCGATAGTTCGGCAGGGGTGGTCACTCCCACACGGTCGACCACCTCGGGGCCAAAACCGCCTGGGCCTATTTCACCAAATCCTGCTGCTGCTGCTGCTGCTTCGGCAGGGCTGAGCACCACTACTTCAGGCACAGGAGCGGTTGCAACAGTTTCTGGAGTCAATGGTGTGGGCGTAACAACTGGCGCTGCTGCCGCTGCTGCACTACTGCCTCCGCCCAACAGTGCCATGGCTGCTGCTGCACCACCCAAGGCTATTACTGTTTCAGGTGTGATGCCCAGTCTTGATGCTGTGACCACAATTTCTTGTGCTGCTGGTATGGTAAGATCAACACCGGCTGCTACAGTGCCCGGTGACAGTGCCACTGATTCCAATGGTTGTAGTGCAGTTATTTCCCAGGCATTGGCGGCTGAGTTGTAAGAGGCCAGTCCAGCATCAATTTGTGCTTGAGTGGCCAACTGCGAGCCAGGAGTCATTGATTCAACAATGGCATAACCTGGAGCTTCAGCAGTGCCAGCAGCACCTGTGACATCAACTCGATATGGAGGTGGTTCCACAGGCTGCAGAGTGTTCACATAATCTGGATTGATATTTCGCATCAATTCTGCAGATTCGGCATCAGTTAGAATTCTAAGTCCAGTGGGATCATATCCCAAGGCCACATTGGCGGCTTCGGCTTGTGCAATTAGGCTGGCAGGAGCACCAATTGATGCCAGATATGCTGTGTCAGCCACTGTCCATCCTGCTGAAGCGTTGAGTGCAGCAATGGGATCCAAGGTAGCATTGGCAGCTGCCAACATGCCTTCGGTGATGCCAGAACTGCTGATAGCTGTGGCAGCGTTGATGGTGCCTGAACTCACGCCCACTGCTTGTGCAGCCATGGCTTCAGCACCTGCTGCCGGTATACCACTGGCTTGCAGTGCAGCACTGATTTCTCCTGCAGTGGCACCTGCTTCGGCCATGCCTGCAGCACCAGCAGCAGCGTCGCCCATGGCAGCATTGCCTGCAGGACCTAGTCCTTGGAAGAAACTGCTGACATAAGGAGCAGCCACAGCAGCAATAGCAGCTACCAAAACAAATTTGTCAAAGTCGCTGAGTCCAGGACCTTGTCTCTCAGCTTCTCTGGCCGCTGCTTGAGCGTCCAAAATTGCTTGTTCTCGTGCTCTTCTTTCAGTGGTAATTATTTGATTGTTGACCTGGGCAACCTGATCCATTTGTGTGGCCAACTGATTTCCGGATAGTGTTGTGTCCGAAATTGTGGCACCACTGGGTGTTATGGTTGCTTGGCGCCAGGTATTTTGTCCAGGCACTTTGGTAAACCAGGCTTCACCTTGTCCTGTGGATCTGTTGGCTGGTTGGTAAGCCCAGGTAGATCCATCTGGAGCAGTGAGATCAATATTTTCAAACAAAAATTCATAGGATCTTTGTTCTTTCCACGCAGGATCAGTCACAGTCTTATACCAGTCAGACATTTGTTTGTCCACGGACTGCTGTTGAATGTTGCCAAACACAGATTGTGACTGTTGGCCAAATTCGTTGTAGGGAATTATTGAACCACTGGGCCCTTTGTCCCAGGCCTGATAACCAGCACCGGTGTCCACAAACCAACCGGCTGTTCGACCAGTCTTGGGATCAGCTGGTAAGCCTACCAATTTTAGACCACTGGGTGCAGTGGCATAACTCATCTGTGAGCTAACTGTGCTGATGCTCTTTGTGTCAGGCGGTGACCAATCAGCATCTTTGGCTCTTATGTTGATATTGTCCTGAACTTGTGCTACGTAGTTTTGATTGATTGGTATACCGTTTTCTTGTGCCTGTTGTTTGATTGCATCAAGTTGTTGTTGTGTAATATTGGCATATCTGCCTGTTTTTGTATCCAGTAACTGAGCATTGATGGCTTGAGTTTGCTGCAACAGTCGAGTGGGAACGTTGACCTGTTTGAAACTTTGATATGCATCAGAACCTCTAATTGCTGAATCCAAAGCTTGAGTAAAGCGATTTGAATCGTTGTAGTTTCGAACAACATCAGCCACTGTGTCAGCAGCAGCCTGTGCTGTGATGCCACGATCAGTTAGTGCTTTTGTGGCCAGGTTGATTGCACCTTGATTGGCAGCTGTGAATCTTTGTTGATCCACAGCAGTTGCAAATCCTGCACGCTGTGCCACTTGATTGTCAGCAGCAATTTTGTCAGCAGCAGCCTTTTCAGCAGCGGCTTTTTCTGCAGCAGCAACTCGGGCTGCTTCAGCAGCTTCTGCGGCTTTTTTGGCTGCTGCTGCTTCAGCTGCTTGTTGTTGTGCAGCTTCACGTTCTCTGGCAATTTTGGCAGCTTCAGCTTCGGCCTGTTGTCGTTGTGTTTCTCTATTGGCAGCATCTGTTCGAGCTTTGCTGATCACAGCACTGGGCACAGCAACATTGTTGGCCCGTGCTGTGTCTAAATGTCTTTGTAGTTCAGCAGCACCGCCGGCAGTGGTAATCTTGGTCAGGATGTCACGTTCCAATGCTGCACGAGCATCAGCTGCTTTTTTGGCAGCAGCAGCTTCTGCGGCCTTTTGCGCAGCAGCGGCCTTTTCAGCAGCAGCCTTGGCAGCAGCGGCTCGTTCTGCAGCAGCCTTGGCAGCTGCGGCTTCAGCCTGTGCCTGTGCCACAGTCTTTGTGGGTGTTGGTGTGGCTGGTGCAGCAGGTAATCTAGCAGGAGTCACAACCGGACGACCGGGTGTTGCTGGCACAACTGGTTTTGCAGTGACAGCAGGTTTGGCAGCTGTGGTAGTTTTGGCCGGCGTCGTTGTTTTGGCAGGAGTTGCAACACGTCCTGGCGGTAGTTTTGGTGGTGGAGTAATGGCCATATCAATATTTACCTAAATTTTATAACCAACTGGGTTTAGCCGGCCAATCTATTTGCGTTGGAAAGCCTGACTGTTGAGGCACATCCAACAGTGCCTGACGGTATTGTGCTAGTTCATTCTGTTGAGTCTGATTTAACGAGACATACCATAAGGGATTAATTTTGTCTACCTTTGACAACAATGAATCTCTTTCTTTTCTAATTAATTTTTGTGACGCAACAATATCTAATTTCCATGACTTAGATTCAAAATCAAAATTATATTTTTCAAAATCTGTGCTGGGATCTTTTGGTTTAGGTTGTATTACACCATCCTGAATCAAAAATTTCTTGGAATCATGTTCGCCAAGCACATAGGATTTTCCAGCAAGATTCAGTTCAACTTGCTGCGGATCAGTTGATGTCAGATGATACAATATCTGACCAGTTTGATTATCATAAATGGTATATTTCATCGTTTTAATGTCTGCACTAATAAAGATCTATCTCTGTAAAACATGGTTGTGATTCCCGATGTAGATCCACTTTTGCCATAGGCAGCCGTCCAGTAATATCTATAATTTCCAGGTGTAGCAACCGTGTCTGCAATGCCATTCCAGGTCAAATTAACAAATCCTGTGCCACCATCGGCGGTAGTAATATTGTTTACATCAAAAGTCTGATCAAACAAGTAGGTGACTGCACTTGTAGCAAGATTTAATCTATATAGATACACAAACACTGTTAGGTCTACACTGCTAGGAATAGTGGTAAATGCTACACCAATTTGACCTCCACCAAACACAAAATTTGGTTGATTTGCTATAGTAGTTGTAAAATCTAAAGTAAGATTACTATCATAATAAACGGCTATCACAGGATTAGTAATAACTTGCGTAACAGTAGAAGTAACACCAGCACCGCTGCTAATAGATAATGGCACCACCTGCTGTGTGTTTACCGTGTTGGCAATCAAAGCACCAGTGGTAATAAGACCTTGAACATTTAGGTTGGCTCCAATGCTGACATTGCCACCAAATCTAGCATTGCCATCGGCATAAGTCAACCAATAGCCAGGGCTGCTGACGTTGCCCACAGTGGCGCCCTGACTCACAATGTTGCCTACATAGAGATAGGAACTGCTGATCTGTGTGGCAGTGATACTGTTGCTTTGAATACTGTTGGCTTGAATAGTATTGGCAGCTATTAGGTTACCTGTGATGGTGTTGGCCACAATCAGGTTACCTGTAATGGTGCTGGCAGCTATTTTATTACCAGTGATGGTGCTGGCTGCCAGGCTGCTACCACTTACTGTGTTGTCCACCAGGGTGTTGCCGGCCACAACTTGTCCCACTGCTGAGTTCCAAACACTGCCATTGTAACTAAATGTGTTGCTTTGCCCTGTGGCAGGATAGGTAAAAAAAGCTGTGTCGCCAACCACAGGTGGCGACAATCCTGTGCCTATGGGCGGTGTGTTGGCTGTTCTACTGGCTTCAAACCAACCTGTGAGAGTTGAACTTGATGCTGAACTAGGATCTGCTGTGGTTATCACATAGGCCATGCCCAAAGGTCCACGTTCGCCTGTGGTGCCTGTGGCAGTGGTTACCACATCAAGGTCAATGGCCACATTGGGCACAGTGACTACAAACCCAGAATTGGGCGGAGCACTGGCCGCAGCCCATTGTATTTGACGTCCACCTATGGCACTGTAGTAAAGTGTTCTTGATGTTGCTGAATTAAATGGTGGACTTACTTCATACCATTGATAAGCTGTGGGATTGGCACTGGGTGTTGGTATGCTGCTGTTGTGAACACCAAAGTAACTGTAATTGTTGGAATTAGTATCAAACCCAGCAGTGCCTGTGGCGTTGTTGCTGTAGCGCAAATTTACATATTGATACAAATAACCAAACACACTGCTGTTGCCACTTTGACTGACCACACCCGTGGTGGTGTTGGCCACCAAAACGTCGCCGGGTATGGTAATATTGCCTATGCCAGTGGTGTCCAGATTGCTCAGCAAATAATTTACTGCTGGCAATAATTGATCACTGTTGGTTACAGCAAATGTGGTCATTATCTGTCGTCCTGTGTTTGTGTATACTGCCAGGTAGTTGCTGAACACAACCAGGTGTTGACATTGCTGGTGTTTGCAATCTTGATTGAGTTAATGCGATAGGCATTTTGATCAGTTTGAGTCCAGGGACTGTCTGTGTTACAGGCCATGACCACTGGGGGTTCAAATGTGGGTGTTTGTCCCACACTGTTGGATCCGCCCACTGTGACTGTGATATTGCCAGTGGAATTGGCCACAGGTAATCCAACTTCGTCAAGGTTGACCACTTCTGGCAAAATACGATGCACCAATAAACTGCCTGAATAGTCTTTGAGCAACTGTATGTTGTCTCTGCGAAACTCACTGCTGATGGGCGTGTCGCTGATAAAAGTATGACCAATGTCTTTTTGCACCAGAGCTGTGTTGGCCACACCGCGACTGTAAACAATGGTTCTTGACGCTGCATCAAATAACTCACTGGAATCTGGCCATGGACCATAGATTGGAGCTTCACAAGCCATGCTGGCTTCACTGATGTCTCTGGGTGGATTCCATACTTTGAGATCATATCTGTAACTGATCATTTTGTTGCACCATCCAAGACTGTTTTGGTCAGGATAATAAATTTCAATTTGATTTTTTCTGGTGTTGTTTTCCACAAACACTCGTTCACTGTATCCAATATTAAGATTTTCAAAGAAATAGTTTCTGATTCGCTGATTGCCCAGTCCGCTGAATTCACTGCCATTGAACACCCAAATATCCCTGGCATCGACACCATACACTTCGTTGTCAGCGTTGGCCCAACAGTTGGCATTCAGCAGGCCACGACCTTGATTGTATAGTCTCACACCCAGCACAGGATTGTTGGTGCCTTGAAAGCTGATTGGTGAGAACACCACTGTGTCCCAGTAACTGCAAACATAAAAATTGCCATTGCTGGGAAAACCATCTACCACTGGTCCACGCACAGGAACTTCTAATTCGTTGGCCACGTTGATTGCGGTGGGTGCCCAGGTAGTAGGACCATCATTGAGTCCAAATGCCTGACTCCAACGCACAGTGGTTGGAAAGTTGGTTTGAATACTACTCAGTGCATCTGTGGATGTGAGATTGCCAGCTACGAGAATACTGCCCACGTTGGGAGTGTTGTATAATCTCATAAACCCAGCGGTCAGGGCACTCCAGTCTTGATTGTAGTTCCAAATGTAACCTGGACCATTGGGATCATTTGAATACTGAACAAATTCTGTGCCTTGTGCGGTCAAATACATGGGCGGGTGTATGCCATCATTGATGAACAACACTGTGCCGTTCCAGGCATCTGTGATATTGGTATCCAGGCCATAGCCCGACAAAGGTATTAGTCCTGGAGCACAATTTTCCCAGGCGCCTGCACCATTGCCACGCCACCAATTGCCATCACTGGTGGCCACTATAAACCACCAAACGTTGTTGGCTCTGTATCCGCCTGTGACAAATATGGGTGTGCCAGGTATGGCGTCCAGGATTTGTTCATCGCCCAGCACTGATCTAATGCCACGAATATCAGTTTCTACGTTGTAACCTGAATTGTATTCGTTGGGACCCAGAGCACTGGAAGGCACATCAGGTGAGAACGACATATTGGTAAACGGAATTCTAACTTGATCGAATGTTGTATTTGCCATGACTTTATCCGTTCAATGTAATTGTTACGTTGCCTGAACCCAGGATCACATTGCCGTTGAGTTGAACGTTTCTTGAAGCAATGCCTTTGTAGTAGAGCAAGTTGCCAGTTGAGCTGGCGTCTGCGATACCAAATGCCACTATGGTGGGCCAGGCATTGCCCGAATTAGTAAATGTCACAGCAGTGTTGCTTGTGACAACACCATTGGCTGCTGAACTAAACGTTATCAATTGTCTACTGTATCCGTTGCCAGTGAGCTCTGTGCCAGAGGCGCTGGCAGTGGGGGTAACACTATACAATGATGCATAAACATTGGCAACCCCTGTGTAGGTTGTGCCTCTAAGTGTTGCATTGCCAATTTGATTGGCAAGATAGTTGGTCATTGGCATTATGATTGGTCCTTGGGAATAATTGTGGTGCTGTATCCAGCAGTAAATGCTGTGTTACCACTGCTGCCGGTAAGTTCAAAAGCAGCATTGCCTGACACAGAAAATAGGTCTTGATTGGTTGCCTGCACCCAGTAGGTGTCGCTGCCCGAATCTACATAGTCGGTGCTGCAGAGATTATACCAGGCCTTGGCATTGCCAATGGTGTTGTTGGGTCGGGCTGTGAATATGCTTGTGTCTGGTAAATTGCCTGGATCAAACATTGTGCCAAATGCACCCCACATGTTGCTGATTCGAATTGGTGCGTTGTTGGTTCCGTTGTAGTATGATCCAAGGACTTCAATGCCATTTGAGCCTGACACATTGGTAGGCATTGTGGTTGGTGCACTCAGGAATGGCGAGAATCCATTGGTGGGATTGAAACGTCCATCAGCAGTGTCCAGCAAGTCACCTGTTTCAGTGTCATACAAGCAGGCACGAGTGTAGTAGTCGCCTGTGGTCACACCAGATTCGCTGTTGTAGTTGGTGTATACCGATGGTGTTTCAGCACAACTGTAGACGCAGGTCAACCAACGATTGTTGTAGGTTTCATAACTGCCTGGAAATTCATGCACAACACGTTGAGTGCCGTAGTCAGTTTCAATACGACTGGTAACGGCCAGGCCGCCACCAGCACGCAGTTGTGTGAACTGGTTCAGTGCCCAGAATCCCGATGCATACACGCCCGAATTGATCAAAAACTTGGCTTGATGGAAGAAGTTGAATGTGGTGTCAACTCCACCCGAACTTAGACCTGATGGCCATTCCATGCGGAATGTGGTGGCCATGACCCAGCGATTGTTGTTGGCTCCCGATAGGCCGCTGTAGCCAGTTAGGTCAATGTTGCCAGAGGTATTGATTTTTGCCGAACTTAGAGTATTACCAACATTGCCATACTGAAAACTAAATGCAGGATTTTGGTATATTGACTGACTGACCAGGCCAGGTGCAGCAATATTGATAACCAGAGGTTGATTCTGGTTCCACCATCCTGCGTATTGGCTGGCTTGTGCTAATCCTAACATTAACTGAACTCCGGTGAAATAGTAATTAGATATTGATCAGCTGCGGTCACTGTGTTGTAGATTGCAGTGATTGATATCATACTTACTGAGTTTGCAGTGCTGGGCACAGTGTTTGATCCACCTGCATACTTGTAAGTGGAACTGGCTGCTGGCAATGTTATGCTTCTGCCTGTGGCATCCTGTTGCACAATTAGAGT